TGGGCAGCCTTCTGTGCCTTGGATTCGGCAGCCTTCTGCTCAGCTGCTACCAGTTCTTCCGGCGTGGGGCCGGCCGGCTGAAGCGCCTGCATATCGCGGCGCAGATAGCCATGGCGCTGCACCAGCATGTCGGCCACTCGCGGATGGACTTTCGCCACCCTTCCGCGCTTCTCGATTTCGACCTTGGTCATGATGTCCTCACCTGGTCATGTAAACGGACGAACGCGGCAGGGGCCGAAGCCCCCACCGCCTTGGGTCGCTCTGGATTACGCGCCGCCCCAGCTCACGCCGGTCAGGTACGCCACGCCGGACGCGCGGCGGCGGGCCCAGTTGATGTAGCGCTCGGCGCGGAAGGCCGTGCTGTTGGTCTGGAACATCGAGACCATGGTGGTCGGGCTGCCCGTCGCCGAGTTGTTGGTCGGGTTGTCCAGCATCTGCAGCGAGGCTTCCTGCGACGCATCGACCGTGACCTGGCCATCATCGGCCAGCCAGATGTCGGAGGCGTTGACCAGCACCACGATGCCGCCGTCGCTGGTGACCGGCAGGTAGTCGGAGACGATCACCGGAACGCCGTTGAAGGTGCCGCCGTTCATGGTGATACCCGGGAACTCGAGCTGACCCAGCGGGTTCAGCATCAGGCTCAGGGCCAGCGCGGTGGTGCTGTCCATGATGTAGACGGCGCTGCGCGGCGGATTGCGCGCCGCGATGAACGGGGCCCACAGTGCCTTGAGGTCGGCGCGGATGGCATCGGCATCGTTGCCCGAGGACGGGATCGCGGTGGCGCCGTTGGTGATCGATGCCGGGGACACGTTGGCAACGGCTGCCTTCGCCGGGTTGACGAAGTCGATGTCCAGACGCTCATTGACAGCCGCGGCCAGCGCGTCGCGCACCAGTCGTTCGGCCGACGGGCTGGAGAAGCGGATCAGCTCGTTGGTCAGAACCGAGATCGCCGCAACCTTCGCCCAGCGCAGCTCGGTCGCGTTGAAATCGAACGCGGTGAGCGGCTTTGGAGCACCCTCACCAACCCAGCCGGCGCTGCCGCCACTGGTCTGGCCAGCGATGCGTACGTTGAACGGAATGCTGTTCAGCTCCGGGATGTTGCCCTGGCCGAACTGCCCGATGATGCCGCGGGGGCGCTGGAACTCGACGAAATCACCGGCGAAGTTCTGGTAGTCCACCAGCGGAGCAGCGAAGGTCGGATCCAGCGTGGTGCCGGCTTCGATCGTCGCCTTCATGATCAGCTCGAGATCAGCACCGTCGGCCTGTGCCTTCAGCGTGCGCACGACGCGCTCACTCTCCGGGAAGTGGCGCTCGGCCAGCTTGAACGCCTTCTCGGCGTTGCCCTTGGCCTTCAGCTGGCACATCGCGTAGCGGGCGAACTCGATGCCCTTCTCCAGCTTCTGGGTGTTCTTCAGCTGCGCCGGCTCCAGGCTTCGACCTTCGCCGCCGGCAATACGGTTGCCGTTCTCATCGGCGATGGGGCCGACCGGCTTGGCCGACTTGGCCTGGATGGCCAGCAGCTTTTCGAAGCGCTCGATGTCGCCGTCCAGTGCCTTGACCTGGTCCGTGATGCCGTCGAACTCTTCCTGCTCGCCGGTGTTCATGGAGCGCTTCTCGCCCATGGACTTCTCGGCGACGGTGTTGAGCTTCTTCTCCAGCTCGGCGCGGGTGGCGCGGAGGGCTTCCAGCTGTTCTGCGATGTTCATCTATATTTCCTTGTGGCGCAGCCGTCTGGCCCGGGTTCCACGCCGGGCAGTGCCTGCAATATGGGGAAGCGGGTTCCACCCCGCAGGGCCGCGTGGCCCGGTGCTTCAGTGCAGCAACTTCACCGCGCCGCCGACCGGTCGATGGACCGCCGCATGGCGCTGGACAAGGGGCACGCCGTAGTTAGCCGACCGGCGGATGCCGCCGGTGTCCATGGCCTTGATGGTCTGGATGGTCGCCGTGGCATTGGCCGGGATGGTGACCAGGGAAAGCTCGTAGATCTCGGTCTCGGTGAACCGGATTCCGCCGCCGTCCATGTAGCTGTACTCCAGCGCCCGGAAACCGATCGACACGCCGCGCACCAGCTGTTCCTTCACCGACTGCCAGGCGAGGTCACAGAGATCCTTCAGCGCGCCAGGCGTTGCGATCTTCGCCACATTGGCTGTGAAGGGAATGCCCTTCGCGGTCGGCTTGCCGAACTTCACGATACCCACGGGACTGTCGTGGCGGTGCTGCCACAGCAGCGGCAGCTCGGCGGCGAACTTGGCGCCCAGGGGCTCGACGATATCGCCATAGCGATCCGGCTCCGGCGTGGTCGCCCAACCGGTGATGATCTGCTGGTCATCGTCGTAGGACTTGAACTCCAACACGCTGTACGCGCGGTTCTCGGTATTCATGGTTTATCCCAATGTCATGAGGACGAGCGGCTTGCTCGGCTCGGCAGCGACGGGAATGCTTATACCCACCGCCATCAAAAGCGCTGTCATGTCGTCGATCTTGTCCGGCGACCGACGCTTGTCCGGGGCCATGTTCAGGTTCACGTCTTGGCGAGCAATCAGGTTCGCAGCGCACCACGCAAGCACTGGGTCGCCGTCGTGCACCAGTCGCTTGCCGATGTAGGCGCGTTCCAGTTCAGTCATCGCCGGGTGGTACGACTTCGGTCCCTGGATGAACTCAACCAGTGGAACCTCGGCCGCTACTAGCCTGCTGACCATTTCCGTCGCGTTCCAGCGATCGAAGGCCAGCGACTGAAGGTTGAACCGATCGCGCACGTCTAGGATGGCCTGTTCGATCACCGCGTAATCCGTGACCTCGCCTTCCGTCTGTTCTATCAACCCTGCCGCCACCCAACCTGCATAAGGCACCGTGCCGCGCTCGGTTCGCTGCGTGACAGCCGACTCCGGCACCCAGCGCCTGCCCCATGTGACGATCTTGTCGCCGACGCGCCAGACAAGCCGAAGCGATGTGAGGTCGCGCGTGCTCGCCAAATCCAGCCCGCCCCAGCATGGCGCGTCCCTCAGGGCATCGAGGTCCACCTCACCTGAGCAGGCGTTCCATTTGGGCAGGAGGATGAATCCATTCGCTGCGGCCGCCGGCCGGTTCAACCTCTTGATCTGGAACTCTGCGAGCTTCGAAGGCATGGCCTTCGCCTCAACGGACTCCTTACGGATCGCAGCCAGCAGATGCGGATTCACGTCCATCAACGGGTTGGCTTTGTGCCAAGCCTTCTCGTCGAAGTCCGCGTCGTCCTTATCCACTGCGAAGAAGATGGCCAGGAAATGGTCGGCCGTCTCCCCGAAGACCCCCTCCAACAACTGGCTGGCAAACTGCCGGATCTCCGACCACGGCCCAGGGTTGGCGTATCCCTCAGTGGTAGTGAACAGCCACAGAGGATTGCGTCTGGCACCGGCCGCCGACTGAAGCACGTTCAGTAGGTCCGGCGTCTTGTGTGCGTGGATCTCATCCAGCCCGACGTGGGAGGGATTCAACCCGTCCTGCGTGCTGGCCTTTGCATTGATCGGCTTGAACGTTGCTCCCGTCTCGACGCGGCTGATGGCGTTGGCCCAGCACTCGAGCCCGTAGGCGTCGCGCAGGTCAACCATCTTCTCTGCCATCCGCTTGGCGACGTTGAAGATAATGCGCGCCTGGCTGCCGGTGGTCGCCGCCGAGATAACCTGCGCGCCTTCTTCGTCCTCGCAGCATTGACAGTAAAGAAGAATCGCTGCTGACAGCGTGGACTTGGCGTTCTTGCGCGCGACGGCGAACAGGGCTGACGTGAAGCGCCGAGTGCCGTCAGCCTTTCGGAACCCGAACAACTGGACAACGAACCACACGTGAGACGGGTGCAACCGAATCTCCGGCGTGTCCCATTTCCCCTCAACGTGCGGCAGAAGCTCGATCCACCCGCAAGCGTGGTTCGCATGTTCCAGGGAGAACCAGAACGGCGCGCCCTTCTTCTTCGCACGCTTCAGGTCTTCTAAGAACCGCTTCGCCGCCAGCTTGATCAGCCGCCCGAATCGGCCAGACCTAT